GTCTTGAAAGCTTATTCTGACGGCGTGCAGTCGGCGGTCGAAAAGTCTATCGGTCGGTCGGTTTTGAAGTTGCAACGCGAAGTTAAGCAAAACCGCCTATCTGGGCAGGTGTTGAATGTACGGACTGGCAATCTTCGCCGCTCAATACATCATCAAGTAACCAGTTCGGGTGGTTTGGTCGTTGGCGAGGTCAACACGAATGTCCGATACGGCGCGGCGCATGAATATGGCTTTGCCGGAACAGTCAACGTTAAAGCCTCAATGAGGCAGATACGCCAAGCTTTTGGCAGACCGTTGAAATCGCCGCGTTATGTTCAAATCCGCGCCCACTCTCGCAATGTGAAGTTGCCTGAACGGTCGTTTTTGCGGTCGGCTTTACGCGATATGAAGCCGGGGATTGAAGCAGATTTGCAAAAATCTATTGAAAGGGCATTGCGATGAATCGTGAAGCGATTTATTCCGCGCTGTGGGCAAAGCTTGAGGCTTTAGACGGTTTTACAACCAAGAGCCGCAAGCTGCTGCACTGGAACGACGTGAAAGGCTACGACCAACCGGCGTTATTTATGGCTCAAGGCGATATGCAGGCGGTAACGACAACAGGGCAAGAGACGAAATGGCTGTTGCGCGTTGACGTGTATCTGTATGTTCAGACGGCAGGCGAGCCGCCAGCGCCTATTATGAATCCGCTGATTGATGCGGTATGTAATGCCGTGAATGCTGTCCACCCAATTACTGGTAAGACGGCTTTGGTGGTAGATGGCGCGGATGTTGAGTATTGCCGCGTTGAGGGTACGGTAGAAACAGACGAGGGAACGCTTGGCAATCAGGCCGTCTGTATTATCCCGATTATGATTTGCGCCGCTTAGTCGGCAATTAGAAAGGAAATGTCATGCAGTTGACGTTTGGTAGTGGCGAGGTTTTCGCCGAAATGATTACGGATGCCTATGGCAACCGTGTGCAAAACGCAACGCCCGTGCGAATCATGGGCTTGCAGGAAATGTCTGTTGATTTGTCGGCAGAGTTGAAAGAGTTTTACGGCCAAAACCGCTTTGCGCTGGCTGTTGCTCAAGGTAAGGTCAAAGTTTCAGGCAAATTTAAGGGCGCGTTAATTAACGGCTTAACGCTGAACACCCTGTTCTTCGGCGCTGAGTTTGCGACCGGAACGATGAAAGCCCTGTTTGCCGATATCACTGGCAAATCCGTGCCTGCTTCAGGTGCTTACACTGTTCAAGTGACTGCTCCAAATGGTGGCCGATTTGTTGAGGATGCCGGTGTGATGGGCGAGGACGGCACTGCTTATATCAAAGTAGCCAGCAACCCGGCAGCAGGTCAATACACGGTTTCCAATACCGGCCTTTACACGTTCCACGAGAGCGCTAAAGGCAAAACGGTGTTCCCAAGCTTTACCTATACACAAACTATGCCGTCAGCCAAGAAAATTGAGCTGTCTAATATGGCGATGGGTAACACGCCGACCTTTAAGCTGAAATACCTGACGCAATTCAAAGGTAAAAAAGCCTTGTTGGAACTGGAAAGCGTAACCAGTGGTAAATTGGGCTTGTTCTCAACCAAAAACGATGATTTCTCCGTGCCTGAAATTGACTTTACTGCCTCAACCGATGAAGCAGGCTTTAAAGTCGGTACGTTGTGGATTCAAGAGTAATAATGCAGGCCGTCTGAAAATGACGGCCTTTTTCATTTACCCCAAAAAAGGAAAACAAAATGACCGTACGAATTAAAGGCGTAACCGTTGAACTGAACGGCACAAATTACGTTATCCCACCTATCGCACTTGGCGCGTTGGAACAGTTGCAAAGCCGCATTGGTGCGTTTGACGGCAATGTACAAGACGCAAAACAGATTTCTACCGTTATCGATTGCGCCTATGCCGCCATGAGCCGCAACTATCCCGATATGACGCGCGAAGAAGTGGCGGATTTAATTGATATTGGCAACATGAACGAAGTATTCGCCGCTGTGATGGACGTTTCAGGCTTGAAACGCAAGGAACAGGAAGCCGCGCAAGCGGGGGAAGCTCAGGCGGCGGTTTAAGTTTCGGCGCGATGATTGCCCACGTCTGCGCCTCAACTGGGTGGACGTGGGATTATGTTGCCGACAACTTGGATTTGCCGCGAATCGGGCATTTAAATGACTATTGGCGCGAACATCCGCCTGTACATATCTTGGTAGCCTCATACATGGGCATTAAGCCGTCATCTAGCCCTGTACAGAGCGAAACAGACGAGGCAGAGGCCATCGGTATGCTTGGCGGCGGCGAGCTGTCAGAGGACGAATTTAACGCATTACTGAAAGCGAAGGGGATTATTTGATATGAGTAACGCAGTTTTCCCAACGTTCCCCGGCTTGAAGTGGGGGCGTAAAAGAACGGCTGTTTGGAGTACCAATATTCAAAAGTCAGCTTCAGGGCGTGAGATTCGCAGCGCGTACTATACCTATCCGCAGTGGAAGTTTTCACTGTCGTTTGAAGTGTTGAGAACAAAAGCCTCAATCAATGAGCTTGAGAAGCTGGCAGGCTTTTTCAATGAGCGCCGTGGTAGTTTCGACAGCTTTTTGTACGAAGACCCGACGGATAACAAGGTTGTAGACCAGCTTATCGGGAATGTCGTTCAGGGCGTAACGAGATACCAGCTTGTGCGCAATTACGGCGGTTTTACCGAGCCTGTTTTAGCGGTTAAAGGCGTGCCGACGGTTAAAGTTGGCGGCGTTGCTTTGACACATGGCCGTGATTTCTCGATAGACAATAACGGCGTATTGGTTTTGAACACACCGCAAACGCCCGGCAGACCCATCACATGGACAGGCGGTTTTTATTTCCGCGTCCGCTTCACATCTGATACGGTGGATTTTGAAAACTTCATCGGCCATTTGTGGAACGCTAAGAAAATCGAGTTTACGAGTTTGAAATTATGAAAAGTGCAAGCGCTGAATTAATGAATCTGCTTCATAACGAAGACAGGTTTTTGATGGCTGATTTGTTCACAATTACCTTATCGAATGGGCAGGTATTACGTCATACGAATTTCGACAAACCTGTTACATGGCAGGGGAATCAATACGAGGCTTACAAGCTGATTATCAAACGCGGCGCGACAAGAACGGCGGTAGGGCTTGATGTTGATTCTAATACGTTGCAAATCGCCGCCGAGCCAAGTTATCGGCTTGAGGGCTTGCAATGGGCGGAGGCCGCGCTTGGCGGTGCTTTAGACGGCGCAAGGGTGGTTATTGAACGTGTCTTTTTCCGCGATTTCCTTACACCAAATCCTGAACCTGTTGGCACGGTTATCATCTTTTCCGGCCGTGTGTCGGATGTGTCTGGCAGTCGTTCTTCCGTCAAGGTTGATGTCAAATCGGATATTGAGTTGCTGAACGTATCAAGCCCACGCAATATCTATCAAGCCGGTTGTATGAGGACGCTTTATGACGGTGGCTGTAAGGTCAACCGCGAGAAGTTCACCGTGAATGGCCGTGTAACCGCAAACAGCACAACCGGAACGGAACTGGCTTGCAATCTGACACAGGCGAACGGATGGTTTAATCAGGGCGTTATCAAGTTTACAAGCGGCCTTAATGCAGGGCTGACACGCACCGTCAAAGAACACAAAGACGGCACACTGTCCTTTGCTTTGCGCTTGCCACACCCGCCACGCGCTGGAGATGTGTTCAAAATCTATCCGGGCTGCGACAAACGACAAAGCACTTGTAAAGACAAGTTCCAAAATATCGTGCATTTCCGCGGGTTCCCTTATATCCCATCTGCTGACACGGTGGTTTAAATGAGGCCGTCTGAAATGGATTTGAGAAAGCGAATTGTTGAAGAGGCTTATTCATGGCTTGGTACGCCGTACCATCATCAAGCGATGGTAAAGGGTGCTGGTGTAGATTGCGCGATGATTCTTGTCGCAATCTATCGGGAGGCTGGCTTACTGCCTGCTGATTTTGACCCACGGCCATATCCTCAAGACTGGCACTTGCACAGAGACGAGGAGCGTTATCTTGGCTGGGTTTTAAAAGTCTGTCATGAGACCGATACGCCGAAACCGGGCGACGTTGTCGTCTGGAAGTTTGGGCGTACGTTTTCACATGGCGCGGTTTATGTTGGCGACAACAAAATTATTCACAGCTACATCGGGCGCGGTGTGGTTTTGGATGAACTGGATCAGGCCGAACTTTCAGGCCGTCCGATGAAATTTTTTACTTTTGGAGAAAGAAAATGAATATTCAAATAACAGCTTATGGATTGGGTAGTGGTCACGATGAAGCCGCTGGCGGTGGTTATGACGATACCGAAATTAAAAAAGAATTGGAAACCGTCAAAAAACAACTTTCCAACCTGCCAAAAGGCGGCGCGGCGGATGACGACACTGATTTGCGCAAACAGATTGCAGCGGTCGCAGAACAGGTCAGCAAAATAGCTGATACCCGAAAAGAGTATCAGGCGGTATACCTCACCAGAAATGATTTGGGGAGCGATTTCGATTTTTTAACATCTACAACGATTAAATTTAAAGAGCCGTTTTCAAAAATCCCATTTGTCAAGGTTACGCTTGACCTAAAAACAGGTTCCGCAAAATTGATTCATATTGCAAATGTGACAAAAACAGGCTTCGATATTGCAACAAAACAACCTGGGGATTTGTGGGAGTTACAAGGCCTTTGGTATGAAGCGCATTTAATAGATTGATTTTATAGAGGTTACTCATGGGCGGTAAGACTTCCACTATTTCAAATTCTGAACAACGGATTCTGTCCCTACAGGTTCAGCAATCGTCTCAAGGCTTGACCCTGCCTGTTGTTTACGGTCGGGCGCGTGTTGCTGGTAATTTGATTTGGTACGGCGACTTTACCACTATTGAGACCAAGACAACGACCCGACAAGGCGGTAAGGGCGGCGGTGGCGTAAAACAAGAGGATATTTCCTACACCTACGAAGCCGCCGTCATGATGGCCTTGTGCGAGGGTGAGATTAAAGGCATTGGGCGCATTTGGCGAGACAAAGAAAAGTTTGAATCGCTTTC